AATTTGACGACATTGTAACGATGATCAATACAAGTGTCGACCCAGCAATCAAAACAACGTCATTTTTGATGACTAATACTGCAGGTTTGAACGTCTTATCGCAAGTTAAAGATGCGATGGGACGTTATTTGTTACAGCCGGATCCAAAACAACCAGATCAATACTTGTTAAAGGGTAAGCGAATTATTGAAGTGGCAGATCGCTGGTTGCCAGATACAGGTAACGCACACCCACTGTACTATGGTGATCTCAAGCAAGCTGTTACATTGTTTGATCGCGAAAACATGAGCTTGCTTGCGACAAACATTGGCGCTGGAGCCTTTGAAAAAGACCTTTACAAGATCCGCGTGATCGATCGCTTTGACGTTGTTTCAACTGATAGCGAGGCGTGGGTTGCTGGCTCATTTACAACTATTTCAGATCAACCAGCAAATCTTAGTGCTGAGGAAGCAAAAGGTTAGTGAGTCATGAGTGTAGATAAAACGAAACTCAAGTTGAGTTTAAGGATCGATGGTAGTTTAGATGATGAGCTTTTAGAGGCTTATATCAGAGCAGCAGAAAGCTATATCAAAAATGCTGTTGGTGCAGATGAAGGTTTCTACGCTGATAATGATCTCTTTGATGTGGCTGTTATTGCGTTAGCTTCAAGTTACTACACTGAACGTACCGCTTTATCGAGTACGCAACTATATCCAGTCAATCTAACACTAAATTCGATCATCGGACAACTGCGAGGCAAATTTGCGGAGGTGGCCCAAGATGGTGAAACGAATCAATCCAGCTAGAATGACCTTCCGGCTAGAATTTGGAAGGATGCAAGCAGGTGCTAAGATCAATCCTAATACTGGTGCTAGGGTCAAAGCATTCAAGCCAGAGTTTTCAGTTTTTGCTGGTCAATGGTCGCTTAGGATGACTGAATCGTTGTCCTTGGCTGGTCTAGGGATCAGCAATGCTGTCGTATTCTTTATTCGCCATCGAGATGACATCACTGGGGATATGTTGGTCCGAAAAGATGAGATCATCTATAAGATCAACAATATCTCATTTGATGATGGTATCTCACCTAATGGTTTTGATCTGATCACGTGTACAAGGGAGGTTACAAAACATGGGTGAAGTTAAAAATGCTGAAGAATTCGAGCGGATCTTAGATAGTCTTGCTGAAGATATCGGACATGATGAACGGGTGCTAGCCAATAAAATTGGTGCTGAGGCTTTTAAGAAGATCATGCAACCTAAAGTACCGGTTAGCACAAAAACATTTACTGGCAAAACAGTACACTTGCGCGATAGTTTAGTGACTGAACAACACCCAAATGGCTCTGTTGCCGTGGGATTTACAGCTAAGGGGCACAAGGGCTATATCGGACGCTTTCAAAATGATGGTTGGGATGTACGTGATCGTAATGGTGTCCAACATTCACATGTGCCAGGTAAACATTTTTGGGAAGAATCAGTCAAAGAAGCTAAGCCTGTCTTAGCTACGGTAATGACTAATGCAATCAAACAAGCAATGGATAAGAAGGTGCGGTAATGACCCCAGCAGCTTATGTTAGAAGTGTGATCGAGGCAAAGATCGATGCTATTCCAAATCTAAGCTTGGAGCATGTGCATACGTTTATGATTGATCCCAGTGATAACACAAAAGAAGACTTGATTTTAGTGATCAGCGAACTAGTCGATGGAGGCAGTTCTTATGGTAATGACCAAGAACTAGATATCACAAGACAAGTTCAGCTGATTTTTTATTATCCACCAAACTATGAGTTTGATATGTCTGAGATCGAAAAAAGTGTCAAGCAAGTGCTTTTTGATCAGCGAATCAGGTGTTTTTCTGATGCTGGTCATGTGATGACACCAGACAATCAAAATATCATCAACACACTTAAATTTAAATATACAGAGGAGGAAGTATAATGGCCACAATTGGTTTATGGGGTATCTATACAGGTATTCGAGGAAATGACGGTAATGTCGTATGTGATTCTAAGAAAGGCTTGAGCGATGAAGGTGTGTACTTTGTAAGTACAGATAAAAATGCTGGTAACTTAGGTTCAAAAACAGCAAATATTACTGGATTAGCTGCAACACCAACGAAAATTGACGGGAATAATCAAGTTGTTGATGTTACTAATCCACCGTCCAGTCCATCGGTTGCATGGACAGCAAATGAGATCAATTATCTTGTCAAACAAAAGATCTTGGGCCGTGAATCTAATGGAAAAGGTGGTTATGTCGACACAGATGATACTGTCGAATGTCCACTAATTGTCGTGTCTCAGTCGACGATCTCACGTAAAAAAGTATTTTTCTGCTTTGGCCGTGGTGTATTTAACGAAGCAAGTCACAACGTTCAAACTAACACAAGTACAGCTGAAACACGTGACGATGACAATTTGACATATACTGCTTTGACGTATGATAAGTTCGGCGGTAAACCATATGCTGTATTTTACGAAGATGATCCGCAATTTGATGAAAAAGCAATGTTTGACATGGTTTTCCCGGGACAGAAGATGATCAAGGAAAATACAGTATCACAAAGTGTTTAAAAGATAAAAATAACAGAGACGAGAAATATGAGACGAACGTTTAGGAGGCAAAGATAATGGAAAAGACAAAAGTTACATTTAAGCATGAAGTATTTGGACTAAAGGAAGATCAGACGTTGATCGATTCTCCAAAAAATATCAAAGTAATGGCTAAGTATTATACAAAGCTGTTAAATACGGTCGCTGACGATGAAGAAAAAGAAGATTCGATGGAACAACTGGTGTCGGGCACATTAAAAATGACAGACATTGTACTTGAGTGCTCGACAGAACTATTAGCATTATCAAAAGAAAGTCGCCAAAAGTTGGAAGATCTATCATTTGCGCCAATGTTTAAAACATTCAAGGAAATGTTACTTGTTTGTCTAGGTGTTGACATGGGACTTGATAACGATGCTACCGAGGAAGAACAAGACCCAAAATCAAAGCCAGACGAACTATCTGGCAATTAGAAAATATGGTTGCTGACATAGATTATCTAGCTCAGCAGGCAATGCAAAATGGTATTTTACCGAGTGACTTCTACAATTCTTCTTTTAGTGATCTGCAGGCTGCATTAGGTGCTAAAGAGCCCAAAGATAGGGTACAGGATCCATTAGATCTAGCTAGAAGTTTAGGTGCATTATAGCGGAAAGGAGGAAATAAATGGAACAAATTCAGGGATATCAGTTTGCTATCGATCTTAACGATAATGGAATGACCAGAAGTTTAAGATCTTTACGAGATGAAGCTAAGCTCTTACGATCAGCGATGCAAGCCAATTTTGCTGAAGTTAGATCTGGTGAAGGCATTATGGCAGCTTATGCTAATAAGATCGAAGATGCCAAGCGCGCGATCGAAGGGCAACGAGCATATATTGAACGCTTGAAGAAAGAACAAGATGGATTAGATCTTTCGACTGATAAAGGCCGCCAAGCATATGTGAAGTATGAAAATCAGATCAATACCGCTAAACGTGCGATCGCTAGTTTGGAAGCACAAGAAAAGCGAGCAACTAATGCATTAAACACACATAAATCGGGTGTTTTGCAATTACGTGATGCTGTTGAAACAAGCAAGCGGGTTAATGAAAATTATGTAACTCAGCTTGAGGCAGAAGGGCGAAAGTACGCAGCTCAACAAGCTAAAGTCAAAGGCTTGATCGATGTTCGTAAGAAAATGGGAGAGCAATTAAGTGCTGAAAAAGGTCTATTGGCGCAGGTTGAACAAACCTCTGGTAAGATGTCTAAAGCTTATCAAGAGCAAGCAGTGCGTGTTGCAGAGTTGTCGACTAAGTATGTTCAAAATGAAAAAGCTATTCGTGAGTCAAATGTAAAGACACTCGATATGAGTAATACAATGATCAAGTTTAGGGACAAAGTAGGCTCTGCTGGAGAAACAGCAAAAAATGCTTTTAATAAAATTAAGGAACATGCGTATCTTGCAGCTGGAACAGTAGGTGCGCTAGGCAAACTATCAATTGATGGCGCAAAAAAAGCATCGGAAGTATCTAGCCAGTATCAAGTTATCTACAATAACTTGATCACTAGTGGCGAAAGTGCAGCCGAGGCAACTGAAAAAGTTAAACAGATGCAAGAGGACGGCGTAAAGTATTCTGTTAAATACGGTATATCACAAAAAGAAATCGCAGATGGTTATCTAGAATTAGTAAAACGTGGATATAGCTCAACTCAAGCGTTGGGGGCTATGAATACTGAATTACAAGGTTCGATTGCTTCGGGGGATGACTTTAGTGATGTTATTAAAGTTGCTAGTCAGACCTTGGAAGGATTTCAGATGAACGTTGATAAGTCTGGCAACCCACTTAAATCTGTAGCTGAGATGTCCAAGCAAACTAAGATCGCAGTTAATGAATTAGCTTATACAGCTGATGTTACATCAACAGATTTCCAATCCTTGGGTAAAGGGATGGAATATGTTAACTCGACAGCACACCAAGCTAAATTTAGCTTGAGTGAGACTTCGGCTGCAATGGGTATTTTGAGTAATAATGGTTTAGAAGCAGACAAGGCTTTGGTAAAACTGGCCGCTTGATCAGAAATGATCTTGAAAAATAAATCCGTTAATTCGGGGAAGACTAAGTTATTTATGTTATAATGATGTCAGAAAAAAGCATTGGTGGTGGATGTGATGAATGATTTGATTCAAAAATATATTAAGTATTGTGAGAAGCATGAATGGACACCATATTTGACAGGCATTATTCTTGGAGTTTTGCTTATTCCAATCATACCGTGGGTAAATAACTTCATTGATGACATGATCGGTGTATTGTCTGTATCAATAATTATGTTCATTGGTGGATTTATCACATTGATTGCCAAAATTTTCAGATTATAATAGGTTGATCCCGAGCCAAGCTATGAGGAAACTTATAGAAGGTGTAGAGACTAGAAAAAGTAAGCTAAGAATCAAGTACGTTGTTGAACGTACTTTTTTTATGCAGAAATTTCCACGAAGACGGATGCCCCTAACGATAAAAGGCGAGGGGCAAGAGATAGTCCGAGCACTATGGAAACATAGTGAACTAGATGATAAAGAACTTCTAGGGTAACATTTGGGTACAGGTCTGCGAAAAGTTATCAATAGCTTGACCGATGCGGTTGAAGCGCAAAAAGCGGCACAAGAGGGTTCAAGCAATGCTATTGAAACATATACTCAAAAAATTCAAAAACATAAAGATAAAATTGCGGAGTTAGAAGAGTCTGTAAAAAATGGAACCAAAAGTGGCAAAGCAGCTGCTAGTGCTATTAAGAAGCAACAAGAAGCAATTAGTGATCTTGAAGAAGAAATCGAAGGTGCTAAAAATAGTAATAACGGTTCAGTTCTAGACCAAATCGGTATCAAACGTGAGGATATCGTTGATGCTAACGGAAACTTTAAAGATATGACTTCTATCATGAAAGTTTTACGTGAGCATACTAAAGGACTAGGATCTGAAGAAAAAAATGCTGTCTTTAATTCGTTGTTTGGGACAACTGGACAACAAGCTGGTGCTATTTTAGCTGAAAATAGTAAGCACTTAGGTGATTTGACTAAAAAAGTTGAAGAAGCTGGAAAAAGGGGAAATTATGTTCAAGAATTAGCTGCTAAAAATGCGAAAACTGCTGAAAATTCAAATAAGCGTTTTAAAGAAGCATGGAGTGCGTTGGAGATTGAATTTGGAGCTAAACTACTTCCCTATATGACGGATGCCGCTAACCAGCTAACTAAAATTTTTGAGCAAGAAGAAGTTCAAAAAGATGTAAAGTTGATGGCTAAAGGTGTTGGTGAGGTTGCCAATGCAATTTTTCAAGTCGGTAAGTTGGCTATTGAGTATAGAAAACCACTGGTTGTATTCGGCGGTGCCTTAACAGGAGTGCTAGCAGTTTCAAAAGTTGTAGATTTTATCAATAAAATGAAGAATTTGCGCTCCTTATTTGGAAAGAATAAAGCCTTGCTGGAAGAACAGGTCCAAGTTGGAGCATTAACAAAGGAGTATCAGAATTTAGCACTTGCTAAGTCTCAGGCTGGTGGTGCTTATACTGGTGGAACAGTATCTAAAACAGCAAATACAGCCTCAGAAGTTGGTAATATTGCAGAAACTGCAATTGATGCTACAACAACCAAGGGTGGTAAGACTATCACTAAAAATGCCGGTAAATTGAAAATGCTTGGGCGAAGTTTAGGTACTAAGATAGTTGGAGGACTAGGACTTGCTGTTACAGCTTGGGATGTCGGTTCGTCGATTTATGATGCTGTGAAATCAAATAAGGCTGAAGCTAAGTATCAAGCAGCTGGCAAGACGGCTGGTACTTTGGTTGGTGGTACTATTGGGGCTTTTATTGGTGGACCAGGTGGCGCAATGATCGGTGCAAGTATCGGTGAGCAGATTGGTGGATCTAAGACCGTGACCAACGCTTTGAAGAAGTTTAAAAAGTCTTGGGATAAAATGGTCAAAGGTGAAAAGCTTGAAGCACCTAAGATGAGTGAAAAAGAATCACATAAACAACTTCTAAAGGAACAAAAAGAGTACTATAAGCAAAAGCAAAAACAGGATCTAGACGATCTTAAGACCCTTCAAAAAAATGGGATGATTACCAAAGAAGAGTACAAAAAGAGAGTAGATGATGCTAAAAAGCATTATAAAGATCTTGAAAAAGAGGCTCGTCGTTCAGGTTCTGACCAGTCTGCAATCGATAAGTATTATGCTATCCAAAAGCAAAAGATTGATACTGATTACAACAAAGAAAAGAAAAAAATTCATGATAAGTATGATCGTGAAGTGTGGAGTGCACAGCAATCTTTTGGCAAGAAGTCAGAACAATATAAAAAGGCGGTTGCTAAGCGTGACAAGGAATTGGATGAAGCAAGCTCAAAGCATAAGAAAAAGATCTATGAGCTAAATGAAAAATATGCGACGACCAATATGACAAAAGAGGCTAAACAACATACGACTTTGACAGGTAAGATACAGCTCGAAACTGATAAGCAAGGTAAGATCCTAGAGAAACTTACAGCTAAAAAAGGTAAGTTAAGCAATAAACAGTTACAAGAAGCCGTCAATAATGCTCAAAAAGAATACGATAAAATCACTAAATTAGCCAATGATGAGTATAAAGATGTCACTAAAAAAGCCGATAAAAAATATAAAAAAGTAAAAGATGCGGCTGAACGGCAGCGTAAATCAGCAATCAAAGCGGCAGACGAGCAATACAAAAAGACAGTGGAAGCAGCTGAGCGGCAGTATAGTGGTAATTCTAAGTGGGCTAAAGAACAGCGTAAGGCAGTAAAAGAGCAAGCTGAAAAGCAACGTGATGAAGCACACAATGCAGCAAATGATCAGTACAAACAAGTTACTGAAAAGGCAAAGAGGCAACACGATGAGACCGTTGATAAAGCCGATAAACAAAGAAGTGAAACAACGCGCTTAGCTGGCAAGCAAAGAGACGATGTTACATCGTCTGCGCGTGAACAATCGAAGGGTGTTGTAACGCACGCTGTCAATCAGGCTAATAGTTCTATGGATGCTAATTCTAAACAGGCGCAAGGCTCATCTTCTATTTTTGAAAGTTTGCTGGGCTTCTTTAAAAAAATCGGTAAACTTTTTGGAAAATCATACGATGATTCAAAGGCTGACTTGTATAAATACAAACATGTAACTGCGGGTGCCTACGCTACTGGTGGTCAAGCAAGTTATCACGGCAAAGCACTTGTTGGTGAAGCTGGTCCAGAGCTTATTTATCGACCATACAGTGGTAAAGTTGGGATTGCTGGTCAAATGGGGCCACAATTTATCGATGTGCGTCCGGGAGATCGAATCTTAAATGCCAAAGATACTGCTAAAGTCATGTCTGGATCATATGTAGGTACATTGCCAGGCTACGCAACTGGTAATATTTCATTAGGCGATTTCTTTAAAAAAGTTCGTGAAGGTGCTGAAGATATCTATGATCACCTATCTGATACTGCAAGTGATATTTTAGATAAGATCACCGATCCTAAGAAAACGTTGCTCGATATTGCGACTAAGACTTTTAATTTGGATAGTGTCCCAGATGCTGGAATCATTGCACGTGATATTACTAAGGGTATGGTCAACGACGCAGTCGATGGCTTAGCTGGAATCTTAAAGAAGATTAAAGATAGCTTTTCTGTTGGTGGCGGTAGTGGTAATTCACCTAATGGCACGATGAGTAAAAATGAATTTGGTAAAGTAGCCCGTCATGCTGCTTCATTGATGCATCAAAAATTATCTGCTCGAGATATTGAGCATTTGTACTGGCAAGCATTTGTTGAGTCTAATGTTAATCCGGCCACTGGTGGTGGATATGACGATCATGATGGTACTGGTCTGCCGTATGGTTTATTCCAATACAAAATTGGGACTTGGAATGCTTGGGCAGTTAATGGCCACAAGAATATTCATTCGGCTCTGGATCAGATTATGGCTGTTTTAAATGATTCTAACTGGCGTAATGACTTTGCTCCGATTGGTGTTCGCCGCGGCTGGGGCCCACGTGGTCATCGAATGATGGCTAATGGTGGCCTAGTAACACAAAATCAGATGGTTGAGATCTCTGAAGGTAACTTGCCTGAAATGGTAGTTCCATTGGATCTATCAAAACGTTCACGAGCATATCAGCTAATGCAACAGTCGTTAGATTATTTTGCTCAAACCGATAACTCTAAACGATCAGATGGAAGCGGTGAATTGGGTAAGGATGTAAAGGAATTATCTGAAACCGTTAAAGATTTGAAAAATTTGGTGGGTATGTTATTAAATGTCAACAGATCACAAATTGAGATAATATGAAGTGACCTCCTAGA